CAAGATTATTTAACTGATTTAATTGTTAAAGAATTAAATAAAAAAATAAAATTACCTCCTTTTCAAAGAGCTTGGAGTTTTGTTTACAATTATGAAACTAAAGGAGTTAATATTCATTGTGATCCTTCATTAATAAATTTGAATGTTTGGGTATCATCTGATAAAGGTATTAAAGATAAATCTAAAAATGGATTAAATATTTATAAAATAAAACCACCTAAAAATTGGACAAGAAATGAATGGAATAGTAATTTTACTAAATCATTAAATTATATTAAATTAAAAAAAATAAAGCCAATTAAAATTGAATATAAAAGTAATAGGGCTGTTTTTTTCGATGGAGCTTATTTTCATAATTCAAATAATGTATCTATGAAAAAAAATTTTGAAAATAAAAGAGTAAGTTATACAATGTTATTTGGATCGCAATTACAATGAATTTATATAACTACTATTGGTATTTTGAATCTGCTTTAACACCTAGATTTTGTGATGATGTAATTAAATATGGATTATCTCATTCTGAAAGTTTAGGAGTAATAGGTCAATATGATTCTAAAAAATTAACTTCTAAAGATATAAAAGATATAAAAAAGAAAAGAAACTCAGATTTAGTGTGGCTAACAGATAATTGGATTTATAAAGAATTACATCCTTATATTCATATAGCAAATAAAAATGCAGGTTGGAATTTTCAGTGGGATAGAACAGAAGCTTGTCAATTTACAAAATATAAACTAAATCAATTTTATGATTGGCATTGTGATTCTTGGGATAGACCTTATCAACGAGATAGTGTTAATCATCCCGAACATGGTAAAATAAGAAAACTTTCAATGACTTGTCAATTAACAGATGGTTCAGAATATGAAGGAGGCGAATTAGAATTTGATTTTAGAAATTATTATCCAAGTAATAATGAAAAAAAAATTATAAAGTGTAAAGAAATATTACCTAAAGGTTCTATTATTGTATTTCCATCGTTTGTATGGCATAGAGTTAAACCAGTAACAAAAGGAGTAAGGTATTCATTAGTAACATGGAACTTAGGATACCCATTTAAATAATATGTTCAAAAATAAAAAATACGCAATTATTCGAAAAGCAATACCAAAAGATTTATGTGTTTTTATTTATAATTGTTTTTTAATGCAAAAACAAGTTTATGATACACTTAAAAAAAACAGATATTTTTCACCTTTTGAAACAATATTAGGTCATTATGAACACGAAGGAGAATTAGTACCTAATACTTATGCTCATTATGGAAATATAATTATGGAAACATTAATGTTAAAATGTCAGCCAGTTATGGAAAAAACAACAGGGTTAAAATTATATCCTGCAAACACATATGCAAGACTTTATAAAAAAGGTGATGATTTAAGAAGACACAAAGATAGATTTAGTTGTGAAATATCAACAACAATGTTTATTGGTGGTGATCCTTGGTCAATATATTTAGAGCCATCTGGTAAAGAAGGAATGAAAGGTGTTAAAATAGATTTAAAACCAGGAGATATGTTAGTTTATTCTGGTTGCGAATTAGAACATTGGAGAGAAAAGTTTAAAGGAACACAATGCCTTCAAGTGTTTTTACATTATAATAATTCTAAAACTAAGGGGGCTAAAGATAATATATTTGATACTAGACCTCATTTAGGTTTACCTCATTGGTTTAAAAAATAATTTTTTTGAAAGAATTTATAAAACTTTTACATAACCCTGTTTTAGCTACTATTAAACAAAAACAAAAAGAAATATGGGATGTTAAAGGAAGATTAGAAAATAGTAACCAAATTTTTAAATTTGACATTAGACCATTAAAACCTGTAAAAAACAAATTAGAGAAAATAGGATATTTTAAATCTAAATCTGATAAAATGGTTTTTGAAACTGATAATAATTGGATTATATTTGATACTGAAGAATTAAATAATTATGTTAAATCAAGCAATAAAACAGATTTTAATGTAGATGAATTACTAGATAATTTAACTTGGAATATAATCTTGTTAAAATAGCACTATATTTTTACAATTTTTGTTATATAATTCAAAAATTATGCCATTAACTCAATTGAATTTTCAACCTGGTTTAGACACCGAAAACACCGAAACAGGTGCAGAAGGTAGATGGACAGACTGCGATAAGATTAGATTTAGAAAAGGGCTACCACAAAAAATAGGTGGGTGGACTAAATTTAGTGAAGACTATTATGTTGGACGACCCTCAAGTATAGCTTCTTGGATTAGTTTAGACGGTACTCGTTATCAATCTATTGGTGGAGATAAAAAAGTTTACATTTATCAAGGTGGATCTAATCAAGATATTACTCCTATAAGACAATCTAATACTTTAACATCTGTATTTACTACAACAAATACTAGCTCTAATGTAATAGTAAATCATGCAACGCATGGAGCTGATGTAGGAAGTTTTATTACCATATCTAATGTATCAGCAAATGTAGGAGGTATTACTACTACTGATTTAGAAAATCAATTTGAAATTATATCTGTTAATAATGTTGATGCTTATACAATTGCTACACCAGGTACAGCAACATCTACAGTAACTGATTCATCAAATGCTGATATAACTTATCAAATAAATCCAGGTCCAACTACTCAAACTTTTGGATATGGTTGGTCTGCTGGTACATATTCAGAAAGTACATGGAATACTCCTAGAACTTCAACAGAAGTTACTCTTGATATGAGACAATGGTCATTAAATAATTGGGGAGAAGATTTAATTTTAACAGCAAAAGATGGAGCTACTTATGAATGGGATGAATCAAATGGTATGACTAATAATCCAGCTACTGAAATTGCTAATGCTCCTACAGCTTCTACTTTATCAGTAGTATCTACAGAAACTAGACATTTAATTTGTATGGGAACAGAGACAACTATTGGTGACATATCTACACAAGATAAATTATTTATAAGATGGTCAGATCAAGAAAATTATAATTTTTGGACTCCTAACGCAACTAACTCAGCAGGATCACAAAGAATTGCGGGAGGTAGTGAAATAAGATCAGCTAAGCCATCAAAAGGAACTATACTTGTATGGACGGATACGACATTAAATTCTATGTCTTTTATAGGTCCACCTTTTGTATTTGGATTTCGTCAACTCGGTAATGATTGTGGAGCTATTGGATTAAATAGTACAATAATAGTAGATGATATTGCATATTGGATGTCTGATGGACAATTTTTTAGATTTGCTGGTGCTGTACAAGAAATACCTTGTCCTATATTAAATCATGTATTTGATGATATTAATAAAGCTCAATATCAACAAATTTATGCAGGACAAACTTCTGATTTCTCTGAAGTTATTTGGTACTACTGTTCTGCTAATTCAAATTTAATAAACAAATATGTAATTTATAATCATTTAGAAAATAGCTGGTATTTTGGTAATTTATCAAGAAGCACATATATAGATAATGGAGTAGAAAATAATCCATTAGCTACAGAATATTTAGCTAATTCTACAGCGAATACATATTCAACTATATATGGTCTCACTGCTGGACGAAGTTTAATCTATCGACATGAAGATGGTGTCGATGCTGATGGATCAGCAATCACTGCTTATATAGAATCAGGTGATGGTGACATTGCTGATGGAGAAAATTTTAGTTTTATTAATAAAGTTATACCTGACTTTAAAAATCAAACAGGAAATGCTACTATTACTTTATCAACTAGAGATTATCCAAATAGCTCTAAGATTACCGGAGAGGTTATAACAGTGTCAAATACGACAGCTTTTTATAATTCTAGAATACGAGGTAGACAATCTTCTATTAAAATAGAAAGTGACGAATTAGGTAGTAATTGGCGATTTGGTACATTAAGAATCCAAATTAGACCTGATGGAAAAAGATAAATATAAGATTAGACAAGCTCGTATTGATGATGCTGTACGTATAAGAGAATTACTTAAAACATGGCTTCCAGAATCACCTTTTAATTTTGGTAATGTAAATAACAAGAAATTACTTGATCATATTATATTTTACATTCGTAATAGTTTTGTTATAGTAGTAGAATATGAAAATGTTATTGTAGGAACTATGGCAGCCGCTATAGACGAAACATGGTATAGCGACAAAAGATTTCTAAGAAGTCTATGGCTTCATGTTAATCCTAAATATCGTAACTTTCATATCTTTAGAGCTATTATGATAGTTTTTAAAGAATACGCATTAAGTAAAAGACTTACTGCTTTATGCGAAATAACTCAAGGTAAAGACGTTGAAAGAAAACACAACGCCTTTGTCAAATTAGGATATAAAAATATTGGAGGAACATATATAATCAATGGGTAGTCTTTTCAAACCACAAACAACTGTTGTTCAAGCACCAAGTGAACAAACTGTTACTTCACAAATTCCTGAATACTTTAAAGAGATTCAAGAAAGAACTTTAAGACGTGCTGAAAATGTATTTGAACAACCTTACGCAGGTTATACTGGTCAAAGAGTTGCACCTTTATCTGGAGGTGAACAAGCAGCAGCCAATGTATTTAGTACACAAATTTTACCACAAGCTGGACAGTTAGCTCAAATAGGAGCACAAACTTTTGATACTGCAACAATGCAACAGTATATGAATCCTTATACTAATGCTGTTATTCAATCTACATTATCTGATTTAGGAGAAACTTATGGTCAACAACAAAGAGCTATGGCAGCACAAGCAATTGGCGCAGGAGCTTTTGGTGGAAGTAGAGAAGGTGTAGAAAGAGCTTTAGGTAGAGAAAGATATTTAGATCAAGTTGCTGATGTATCAGGTAGATTAAGACAAGCTGGTTTTGAATCAGGTGCACAAAGATTTGCACAAGATAGAGCAACACAATTACAAGCGGCACAATCTCAATTATCAGGACTTGCTGGTGCTGCAGCTGGATTAGGTCAATATGGAGCTACAGCTAGAGGAATAGAACAAGCTGGACTTGCAGAGCAATATAGAGATTTTATTGAAGAAAGAGAATATCCAGCAGGACAAATTAGACAAATGATTGGTGCATT